TAGAAAGAGTTTTTGTGCGAGAATGAAAGGTATGAAGAAGAAATTGACTTCTTCCAAAACTGCTAATGATCCCGATAGTAGAATAAATAAATCATTAAGAGCATGGAACTGCTGATAAATGAATGAGTAATGATGTTTATTTGGGTAATCCCCTTCTCAAGAAGGCGAATACCCCCATTGAGTTTACCCAAGAACAAGTTGAAGAATACATTAAGTGTAAAAACGACCCTGTTTACTTTGCACAGAATTATGTAAAGATTGTCACTCTTGATCATGGACTTCAAGCATTTAAAACTTATGATTTCCAAGAAAAGTTAATCAGTCGTTTTCACAAAAACAGATTTAATATCTGTAAGATGCCACGACAGACTGGAAAGTCAACCACTGTGGTATCATACTTACTACACTATGCAGTTTTTAATGATAGTGTTAATATAGGAATTCTAGCGAACAAAGCATCAACAGCTAGAGAACTTTTAGCGAGACTTGCAACCGCTTATGAAAACTTACCCAAATGGATGCAACAGGGTGTTATTGCATGGAACAAAGGAAACATTGAGTTAGAAAATGGCAGTAAGATATTGGCAGCTTCTACGTCTGCAAGTGCTGTGCGAGGTATGTCGTTTAACATCCTCTTTCTCGACGAGTTCGCATTCGTCCCGAACCATATTGCTGACTCGTTCTTTGCCTCTGTTTATCCTACTATTACTTCTGGTAAAAGTACAAAAGTAATTATCGTATCTACCCCCCACGGTATGAATCATTTCTACCGGATGTGGCATGATGCTGAAAAAAATAAGAATGAGTATGTTCCAACTGATGTTCATTGGTCAGAAGTTCCTGGTAGAGATGATGTTTGGAAAGAACAAACTATTAAAAATACATCAGAACAACAATTCAAGATTGAGTTTGAGTGCGAATTCCTTGGATCTGTTGATACTCTGATTGCTCCCAGCAAACTTAAAAATCTAGTTTATGATAGCCCTATACAGAAGAGTTCGAGTTTAGATATATACGAAAGTCCAATTGAAAATCATGATTATATTATGACTGTTGATGTGGCAAGAGGTGTTGGTAATGATTACTCTGCTTTTGTTGTTGTCGATATTACAAAGTTTCCACATAAAGTCGTAGCAAAGTATAGAAATAACGAAATCAAACCAATGCTGTTTCCCAATGCAATCTGGGAAGTTGCTAAACAATACAATGAATCGTTTATTTTATGTGAAGTAAATGATATTGGAGACCAAGTCGCAAGTATCATTCAATATGATTTAGAATATCAAAACCTATTGATGTGTTCCATGAGAGGTAGAGCAGGACAGATTGTTGGTCAGGGATTCTCTGGTAAAAAAACACAGTTGGGTGTGAAGATGTCCAAGACTGTAAAAAAGGTTGGATCTCTCAATCTCAAAACAATGATTGAAGAAGATAAATTGATGTTTTGTGATTATGACATTATTTCAGAACTTACTACCTTTATTCAAAAAGGGAACTCATTTGAAGCGGAAGAAGGTTGTAATGATGACCTTGCAATGTGTTTAGTCATCTATGCTTGGTTAGTAGCACAAGATTACTTCAAAGAACTTACAGATCAAGATGTTCGTAAGAGACTTTATGAAGAACAGAAAAATCAAATTGAACAAGATATGGCACCATTTGGATTCTTAAATGATGGTCTAGATGAAGGGACATTTGTTGATGCGGAAGGTGATAGATGGTATGCCGATGAATATGGTAATACTGCAGGGGGATGGGAACTTTGGGGTAAGTATTGATGGACTTTGATAAACAAATAAAACTAGGACATCTTCTTCTCAATGACAGAAAGTGTAGAGTTTGTGGTGAAACTAAGAATTTAATTGAAGGATTTTATAGAACAAGGAAGGATAGAGGTCCTGTAGCTTCATCATACTCTTATGAATGTAAGGATTGTACTATAAAAAGAGTTATCGATTGTAGAAAAAGTAGAAATCCTTTTGTTGATTGGTCATATCCTGATTGGTAAGGGTGTTTTCTACCATGTTTCCCCACTCAAATACCTCAAAACTCTAAATATTTTTAGATAAACTGAGATCCCAAAGGAGAAAAACATGGCGACTCCTCAATTGTCTCCAGGCGTACTCGTCAGAGAGGTTGATTTAACAGTTGGTAGAGGGAATAATATCCTCGATAACATTGGTGCTATTGCTGGTCCATTCAGAATTGGACCTGTAGATGATCCAATTGAAGTAAGCAACCAACAAGATTTAATTAATACTTTTGGCACACCACTTTCTACTGATAGACAGTATGAGTACTGGATGACAGCATCATCCTTCCTTTCATATGGAGGTGTTCTTAAGGTTGTAAGAACTAATGGTTCGAACTTAACCAACGGCAACGCTGGTGTTGGTATAGCTGCTACTACAACACTCAACATTCAAAACTACGACGACTACGAGGCTAATCACACTAGTGATGAGTCATTCTCTTGGGCCGCTAGAAACCCTGGTTCGTGGTCAAATTCTATGAGAGTTTGTGTCATTGATGACGCAGCTGACCAAATCATTGGAATTAATACGACAAGTCTTGCAGGTGTAGGTGCTACTGTTGGTTATGGTGTTACTTCACCACTTTCCAGCACTGTTCTTCCTGGTGCCGGTTCGACATCCACGTTCAATGGTTACCTGAAAGGTATTATTACTGGTGTTAGTACTGACGCTGTAAATGGAAATAGTACTATTGATGTTAAAATTGTCGCTAGAGTTTCGAATTCCGGAACTACGACGAAGATTACTTACGCTGAGAATGATACAAACTCTTCTTTTGAAGTATCTGACTCTTTAACATTCTTTGATAACGCTGGTGCATCATCTGGAACGGCTACTGTAACTACTGAAAAGGATTGGTATGGTGAACAGACACTGGGTCTGACAAATGCTACCGTTTTCTGGAAGTCAATCGCCCCAAGACCAATTTCATCGAACTATTCTCTTGCTAGAAATGGTAAAGGTGATGGACTCCACGTTGTAGTTTATGACGATACCGGTTCTATTACTGGAATTGAAGGTAATATTTTAGAAAAGCATCTATTCCTTTCTAAGGCATCTGATGCTGGAGCAAATGCAGATGCACCAACGAAAACCTTCTATAAGGATTTCATCGCAAGAAGGTCTTTACAAGTATTCGCTGGTAAGAATCCTTCAGTTGCAGCAGATTCTTATCATGGCACTACACCATTAGCTGTCGATTTCTCATCGAATTATGTGGCCAACACAACCAGTGAAGGTCTTTGGGGTCAAACAGCTCAAGATGTTACATTCAGTGCTATTGGTAATGTAAGTTATGTGTTTGGTGGTGGTAAGGACTATTCTGGAGGTGTTCCGGAAACTGGTGGTAATGGCGGAATGACCGCAGAACTTGGTAGTTTAAACACTTCTTACAGACTATTCTCTAACAGAGATGACGAAGCTGTTGATTATCTGTTGATGGGTCCTGGTCTTTCAAATGAAAGTGAATCTCAAGCCAAGGCAAACCTCCTCATTTCTTTAGCTGAGAGTAGAAAGGACTGTATCGCTGTAATCTCTCCACATAGAGATAACATTGTAAACGTTACAAATTCAGACACTCAAACTAGTAACCTACTCAAGTTCTTTAGTCCACTGTCTTCCTCATCATTCGCTGTTTTTGATAGTGGTTATAAGTACACCTACGATCGTTTTAATAACGAATTCCGTTATATTCCATGTAATGGTGACATCGCAGGTTTGATGGTTAGAACTGGTATTCTTGCTTATCCTTGGTTCTCACCAGCTGGTTTACAAAGAGGTGTTCTTAATAACGCTGTTAAACTGGCATTCAATCCAGATAAGGCACAAAGAGATCTTCTTTATCCCGCAAGAGTTAACTCCATCATCAACCGCAAAGGTTCTGGTGTTGTTCTCTTTGGTGATAAGACAGCTCTTGGATATTCTTCAGCATTCGATAGAATCAATGTTAGAAGACTCTTCCTTACCGTCGAACAGGCACTCGAAGAGGCAGCTCAAACTCAACTCTTCGAACTGAACGATGAGAATACGAGAGCAAACTTCGTAAATATTGTTGAACCTTATTTGAGAGATGTTCAAGCTAAGAGAGGTATTTTTGACTTCTTGGTCGTTTGTGATACATCAAATAACACTCCTGAAGCTATTGATAATAATGAATTTAGAGCTGATATTTACCTGAAACCAACCAGGTCTATCAACTACATCACACTAACCTTCGTTGCTACCCGTACTGGTGTTGCATTTGAAGAGATTGTTGGTACTGTTTAATTTTAATAATAAAAAACATTTAGGAGGTCTTAGAAATGCCAAACGCAAGTATTTTTGATTTTAGGTCAAAAATGGAGGGCGGAGGTGCCCGCCCCAATCTATTTGAAGTAAGTATCCCTGATCTTCCCGAGGCAGCTACTGCAGAGGGAGCTTTATGGGATGCGGATTCCCAAGATAAATTTCGATTTTTAGCTAAAGCTACAAATCTCCCCGCAGCAAATGTTGCTGAAGTTGTTGTTCCTTTCCGAGGAAGAAACTTCAAAGTAGCTGGTGATAGAACAATCGATCCTTGGACAGTAACTATTATTAACGATGAGGATTTCAGATTCAGATCTGTATTCGAACAGTGGGCTAATGCAATAGCCAAACTCGATAACGGTACTGTATCTACTGATCCATCCTCTTATCAAAGCGACGCTTTTGTCAAACAACTTGGTAGAGGAAATGTACGAGAGTCTAGAAGCAACGGTACTGACGGTATGGATTCTGATATGGTTACTCTTAGACAGT